GGGTGAAGTATGGGAAAATCTGTTCCAGAACCTGAAGAGCCTCGTCATGATTCTTGGTGTAAAGGTTCAATTGGAACTGAATATTGTATGGTGTCTTTGTGTAAAAGCGATTTCGAACTGAAGGGCTCGATCCAGCTTTGATTCGGTTGTTTGTTTTTGGCAACTGTCGAGATGGATCATAATTGAGACCCACCATTTCAAACGACATTCGTGGAAGAGTGACAGCGATTACCTGCTCATCATGAAGATTCGAGCTGTTACGCTGACGAATTTCATCAAGAAACTTTCGCTTTGGAGCAAATGAGAGCGGAACCTTTACTTGAGACGCAACATTGCCTGAACCCTGCTTTCGCAGGATATTGATGTTGTTGAACAAAGAACCAAATGCACCGATCGATCGGCGAATTCGTTCATGATAAAAATGATTTCCAAACATTAGCCGCTAGGATCTCCAAAAGGGTTGTTTTCGTCGAAGACAAGGAATGGATCAACATCAGAGTCAAATGTCTTGTTGTGATGATTGAGCTTGCCAATATCCTCTTCAACACTAACCACTGTCCATACACCAGGCGTTTCAGTCGAGGAGATAGTATTCGAATCTCCGGTGAAGATACCATATGTGCCGTCCGACTTACCAACATGGGCAACAACGAGCTCATTGGTGGAGGCATTCCAACCAACAACTTCTGCCGTGATTTCTGATCCGTCTCCAAGAGTTTCGGTCACGATATCTCCAAGTGGTGGTGTGATACCTCCATCTGAATCGAGGGTAAGAACTAGGGAGTAACCAAGGGTTTCCACACGATCGATTTCTTCGACTCCGGTATCCAATGCTTCGTCGTTGTATTCGAAGAGTTCGCATTCAAGACGAACCACGTTAAGATTTGAAAGTTGGTAGAACGGAACTTCACGTTCCACATGCATGATTTGGAAAAGAGACTTCGACAATGGGAGGTAAATCAGGTCACCTTCTTCTGGAAGATCTCCGGAAATATTATTGTTGTATGATGCAACCGTTTCTGACCATCTTCTACGAGCAACAATGAATGTTGCTTGGTCTCGAATCTCGATACCGAATTTGGAGAAAAGATTTCCTTCACCACCAAACCCATCAATTGATTCGATGTACATCTCGATCTTGTACGCATTGTTGAATTTCGACGGGATGTCATCACCAAGAATTCGGTCTTCTTCTACAATGGTACGCGGAAGATAGTATACATCTTGACCGTATACAGAAATACTTTCGATTACTAAGTCTTCAAATAGATCTTGTTCGGACTTTACATTGTACCGAATGTAGGGATTAGTTGCCATTTCGCTTCATCTCCCAATATCTTTTCCGAGCTTCAGACATCTTTCGCTTCGTTTCTTTGCTCTTGGGTGCTCGGCCTTTTCCCTTACGGTTTTCGGACATAAGTTTAATGGATTTTTCAGTATGAGACCTACCATACATAGGATTTAGTTCACCACCAGTATTTCTTCCACACAGTCCTAGCTTTGCTGGGTTGTTCTCACTTCTATTTCTTTCTGAGAGGTCAGGTCTCTTTTTTCCAATCTTGGATCTTGCAATTTTTTCTTTGGCTTCTTTTGTATGAGCCTTGAGAACATATTTTCCCATTCCGTTATGCATGTTATAAAACGTAGGATCTGATTTAGCGTTTGCAGCCTCTAGAATTGAACTTTCTAAAGACACCATATCATCCACAGATCCTTCAGCAATAATCCGTCGCGTAAAATCATTTGGCCTTTTAATATGCTCTTCCAACACAGTTTTACTTGAGCACAGGTAACCATCATCAACTGACCCCTTGTGCCAACCAACGTAGATCATATTTTTTGCATGATCAGTAAGACAATATACAAAAGCCTCCATTTGATTACCCAACAAAAAACTCTGGTGGAAACTCGTACTCGAGTCTCATTTTCTCTTCGAGTTGTTCAAGTTCTGATTGGGCTTCACCAAGGATTCGTTCACCATTGAGTGTCACACCACCTGGAAGTTGCATACCTTCAAACTTCGACAGGTTATTGCCCCAACGATGCTTGATGGATGCAGTAGCATATGCCTTGACAAACTTATCGTTGTAGACCGATGTATTGGATTCTGGATCTACGACCTGGTAAACTTCGGCCACGAGAATATCTCCTTCAGAGATCTCTCCGTCCCACCATTCGCCGTGAATGTAGAGTCGATTTTCGTGACGAGAAAACGAAACTTGTGGATACCCATTCAGAATCATATCGAGGGTTGAAAGATATTGGCCCAACTGCTCATAGTACTGAAGGTTACCGATGAAGTTCTGCATGTTCGCAATATCGTTCAATGCGATCTGATATCGAACTGAGAACATACCCGAGCCAGAAGCAAGGGTAGACTGTTGAAGAGGAAGAAGTTGAGAGATGTAAAGGATATCAGACGAGATCGGGATATACCGATTGGTCACATCGGCAGCAGTGACCGTGTGTTTCAAGTATGTTCTGACCGTTGCATCTGAGTGGAATTCCTGGTACAATTGAATCGTATCATCGATACAATCTTCAATCTGGTCAGGATCCACATTGATATCGATTACTGGTGCACCCAACCGGCGCAGACAATAATCAATCAAAGTCTGGCGTGAATTCGGTTGTGCCATATTTTCCTCTTACATGATTTAAGCTATTTATAGAATCTTATCCGTTTTCTGAGAGACCCCGATCTCGGCGAAGTTGACGACGGACTCGACGTCGATATAGGGTTGCAATCTGATTTCGAGTAAGACCATTAAGGCCGCCGTGATTTGGTTTCATAAGCTCCATCACCAAGTCAATGGTTGCATTTGCCATTGCTTTCATGATAGCCTTATCCTCAAATGCTGTAGCTTCTTCTCTCTCAGCTTCTTCAACCTTTAGCTGGTCAATTTTTTCTTGATCTTCGATAACCACAGTTGGATCGGTTGGGTCAAGTTTCCAAGCATCACGGTTTTCACGAGAAGCTGGAAGAGTAAGTTGCTGAGGATCAAGGGTTTGGCCTGCAATCTGCAAGTATGTTTTTGCCATGTTAGAATTCCTTTAGTTTCCATGCGTTCCGGTTGGTTCGATCTTTTGGAATTGCTGAACGCGGAACAATCTTTAGAATAGTGCGATTACCCCTGTAATCTCTCCACACTCGGGGTGGAACATCTTTTTGAACAAGATACGTCATCGCCTGCTCTGGAGTCATAGGCGGCATTGGTTGGGTATCATGTAGATAATGGCCTCGAGTGTGGCGTTTGAAATCTGGTTTTGCTTCATCCTCGTCAAGAGCATGATATGCTTCGACTGGAGGAAGAATGTTTCCATGAAGTGCCATGGCCCACCATGTTGGTGATGGTGTTGTGATCTTCATAGGAGAATCGGTGTCATCTGGATCTTCCCATACAACACACATTGGTGGTTGATCAAGATCAACATTGTTCTCTGTACAAGCGATTTTGAAAATCATCTCGCGTTCAAACAGCTTATAATCACTCCAATCAATTCCTTCAATCGTATGTTTCCAATAGCTCATGCTAATTCTCCTGAGAGGTACCAAGTATTAGTTGTGCAATCAAGCGATCCACTATTAGGCTGGTGAATCGAAAGATATGCCGTTCCAGTTGCCAATGGTTGTGCGTCTCTTTGTTGCACAGAACAAGTAGTGGCGGCGTTGGCACTTGATTCGTCATATGCCCCAACGCCGCTCACAACGTATTCTGCTGTAGCTGCCATACTATTTATAAAGTTCCAATTATGTTGACCAGCCGCAAAATCGGTGACACTTGAGGCGTTGATACTTTCTTCAATTGTTGTTGGAGTACCAGTTTGATCATAACTCAACCACCCCACATTGCTTGCTAAACGAAGTGTGCTGGCCTTGTAAGCTTTATCAAGGGACGGAATATGAATTGTGTTCGTAATGACCGTACTCATACCAACTCTCCAATGAATCGGACACAATTAGTCTCAGATTCCCATCCAGTAAATGATCCTCGAACATTCGTTGCCCAATACGCTGTACCAGTTTCATGTGCAGTTGTTCCTGGATGATAACCATTACCACCACAATGGGGCCCATTGCCGGCAGCATTATCATCCCCGTAACCAGCCGTACCTCGCCCATAATAGTCATCATAAGCAAAATTGTTGGTAAAATTGATTTCCCAATCACCGGTAGAAACATCAGTGATGCTTGAAACGTTTATACTTCTGGGTCTTATGTCTGAATTGGCTTTGTCAAAAAGAACAGCTGTTGCCGAAGACATTTGAAAAAGTCGACTGGCATCAATTGAATTTGTACCATCACTGAGAGTTTCAATTACAAGGGTCAAGCTATTGTTCCAAAGAAATACGTGTAAACTCGATATTGATCAACCCCCGAAATTGCACCGGAAGTATTTGTCACAATTCGAGCCGCAGTTGTTCTTCTTTTATCTGCAGATCTAACAAAACTCAATTCATCGTTAACCGCATTATTTGATGTACCAAGATCTCGATAAGAAGTACCATCAGCCCCATATGTTTCATTATCAAATGGATTGAAGAAATTCCAATACATTTGACCAGCGGCAAAATCTGTTACCGAACTGATTCCCAAACTTTCGAAAATACCCGGTGAAGTTTGGGAATATGACCCCCACGCATTAGGTTGTGAGGCCAAAATATCTCCTATTTCAACCGTGTCGATACCGTCATTTATGTTGGTGACGGTAAGCATTTTCATGCGAGGTCTCCGAAAACTGCCGAGTTGTTGAACTCCACATCGTAGAGCGTGGAGTTTGCCGCGTAACCCACCTGCAGGCGCTGCGAGCTTGTAGTCGGGACCGCCGCGTTAGTCCCGACGACCCAAGAACCATAGGCGAACCCGGTTGACCCTGCCGTAGCCTCGCCCCCGGCGTTGAACACGAACCGGAAGTTCGCGTCAGCGAAGTTGTTGGTGAAGTTCACCGTCAGGT